TTACTGGAAAAGCTCTGAACCGTTCGGTTTTGATCGCTGAGAGCGATAGCGAGAGCAATGCCGACGCGGTTCGCTTCACTTCCCTCGAATTTTGTGGTAACTCGAACATTTGGTATGCTTGGAGAACCTTTATCCGTGGTGAGGGATTTGGTGATGTCGAAAACAGCGTCGCCGATGAAATGAGAGAGGTGCGAACCCAAAAATGCCACAGAAAAACCACTGGGATTCTTGCGCTTTTCAGCGAGGAATTTGTGGCCGCCTTTGGTGACGCCGACTTGGGGACGGCGTGGTTTCAAGGCTGCGGCATGGAGAAATGGGCGAACAAGGGCAGCCATGCCCCTGAAGTGGCTGTTAGGTACAGTGATGACAACAGAGCGATGTTCACCAACATCCAGCCGGATAACTTTGTGGGTGGTTGCGGTCGCGGTGAAAGATCCAAACAAGGCAATGAATGCCAGAAATGGAACATACGATCCGAAACTCCCAATGTAATCGGCGAAAGGAAGGATGAAATGATACCGCTTTGTTGCGGCAATCGCAATGGTGGAAAGCCATGGTGCACCGACAAACTCCCAATCGTTGAAAAATTGGAGAGCTTTACAGCAGCAGACGGTGGAGGCAAGAAAAGTGCTCGAGAAATTTGGAGAGAAGCGAACTTTGTTTGTGAAAGTAACAAGAGAATCGTCCTCGAAATCCCAAAGACAATCGCGATAAGGTGCAGAACCGTCGACTTCGGTGATGAACTCACCGTTGGCGTCGTAGCGGAATTGCATTTCGTCGGATTTGCCAGCAACACACGTTGGGTTCCAGGTGTAAAGAAAATGAATGTTCCCGTCAGAAAGGGTATCATTCGCATCCTGTAGTTCTTTGTGTGTGAAGGTGTCGATGTGGGTAACAATACAGCCGGATTTTGGTTCCTCATGTTTCAAATTCTCGGCCGTGTATGAGCAAGTGTCTTTAGCGTCCATAAGCGTCCGGCAACCTCCGTATTTGCGGTGAATGCTGCGGCGTGACATCTGTTCGTCGAAAATGGGCAGACCGAGCTTAGCAGCAACGGCATGAGCCATGTTAACGACGGCGAGACGGCGACGCGCGCCGTATTTGTGCATATTATCTTCAGCAAGGTATGCCCTGTCGAGCATGAAGTAATCCATGGTGAAGATTTTACGGAAATCGTTGGCGAACAGCTCGACGATACCATCTGGGCTCTGTACTTTGTGTGTGATGGTCTCAGGCGGGAACAACCAATCGATCCAAGCGCTTACGCGGATGGGTGAAAAATCGGTAGAAAACCGGTGTATGAGATACAGCACTGTGACAGAGCAAATGGCAGGAACAGCTTTTGACATGTTCCTGCAGGGGGCTGTTGCGTTGTTGACGAACAGCAGGGGGTTTAGAAGAAGGATATCG